CCATGTGGGCGCGGAGGGTATCGCCGATGATCACCTGGTACTTCCCCGGCGACATGACGGCGACGAGCCCGTCCCAGTCCCACTCCACCGGCTCGAGCAGCCCGTCCGTGACGGACGTGATCGCGGCCGGCATGAGCGCGCGGTCGAACGTGTCGGTGTTGAACCCCATCTGGCCGTCCCAGGGGACGTCTCGGCGGGGCGGGTGCTCGGCGACGATCCGCCCCCACGCCTTCGGGTCGATCCGCTCGACGGTGATGATGCGGGCGGCGGCGGCGATCTGCTCCTCGAGCTCGTCCCGCTCCGTGGTGAGGGTGGCGGCGCGGTCGCGGGCGTTCTCCGCGATCTTCGCGTCAGTGGAGCGGTTCGCGACCAGGGTCAGGGCCTTCACCTGCCCGTCGAGGTGGGTCCACTGCTCCGACAGTTCGGGGGCGGTGGTGATCTCGTACTCGGCCACGATGCTCCTTCCAGGTATGGGCGAGGCCCGCCACCGTGCGCTGGTGGCGGGCCTCGTAGGGGGTTGTCAGTCGCCGGGGGTGACGGTGACGTCCTCGAGGAACAGGTCCGCGGAGATCGTCGACGTGAACATCAGGTCCTCGCCCTCGACGGGCTGGTTCTTCGACCGCATCGTCACGTCGCCGCGGTAGATGTCCACGCGGGCCGGGAGACCGTCGTGGGAGTCGTGGCCGTACCCGATCGCGACGTACACGGTCGCGCCCTCCGGCACGGCGGAGTACGCGGCGTTGATGACGGCGTCGGCGTCCTCCTGCTGGTCGTAGATCGCCTGGATCGTGCCCTCGATCGTCTCGCCGGTCTTGCGGGTGACGGTGACCTTCTCGCAGGCGCGCTTCCGCTCCCGCGTGGTGGGGGTGCGGGTGAACTGCACGTCGCCCATGTTGTGGTAGCAGTCGATCTTCACCGTGGACTCGTCGGAGAACAGCGAGGCGGGGATCGCCTCGGTCTGGTCGGTCAGCGGGGTGGTGACGGCCGCGTCCTGGATGATCCAGGTGGGGACGTTGCCGGAGGCGGTGACCCCGTCGAGGCCGGTGGTGATGGCGGGCTGAGACATGGTCAGGACTCCTTCGTGTTGCGCTTGCGGGGCAGGGGGTTGCCGTACTTGTCGGTGGCGGGGTGGTCGGCGAGGAGGGTCGCGCCGGCCTTCCGTGCGAGGACGCGGGTGGTGGTGTAGTGGTCGCCCGTCTTCGGGTGGCGGACGCGGACGAGGCCCTGCTGGTTCCCCTCGGCGAGGGGGTCCTTCTTGACGGGCTCGGGCGCCTTCTCGGAGGCGCGGTTCTGGCGCTCCTCCGGGGCGGGCTGCTTGTCGCTGGCGCGGGTCATGGGGTGTTCCTCTTCCTGGTTGCGGTGAATGCGAGTGCCCGCGACCAGCGGGCCGGGGCGGTGTCCGGTTCGGGGAGCGGCTCGCCGTCGTAGGACGCGTCCGTGAGGCGGGCACCGCCGGGGAGGGACATGTCCGCGAGCGCGTCACGGGCCCTCTCGGACAGCCAGAGGCACGAGTCGCGGGAGGGGGTGACGATGAGGGCGTTCACGTACCCGTCGCGGTTGACGGACCCGCCGGCGGCGCGGCGGTTCGTGGCGGTGCCGGTGGTGACGCCGAGGATCACGGTGTGGCGGATCCGGCCGGATGCGTCGATGTCCGGTTCCCCGTCGGTGATGTCGACGTCGAGGTGCGCGAGCGCGGCGAGGCACTGGTCTCGGAGGTCGAGAACGTCCATCAGCCCTCCCCGACGAGGTCGTCGCCGATCTGCCCGAGAGCCTGCTCGTACCCGGGCAGCACGGCGTCCGTCGCGGGCCGGAGGTACGGCTGCGCGCCCATGCGGGACGTGCCCCGCTCGACGAACGCGCCGTAGTTCACCGCGGGCCCGACCTCGCCGCGGGCGTAGTCCCGGTTCCCCTGCGTCTGCGTGGAGATGCTGTTCTTGAGCGCGCCCGTGTCGACCGGCGCCCGGTTCTTCGCCCCGGTGCTGATGTCGGTGAGGGCCTTCTTCATCGCTCGACGGGCCCGTGGCATCACCTGTCGGGTGGCGTGGTTGAGGTTCCGGGCGATGAGCTCGAACTCGTCGGAGCCGTCGGTGGACATCAGCGCACCTCCCGGCAGGTCAGGTTCACAGCGGACTGGAACGTGCGCGGGCTGGTGTCGGTGACCCAGAGGATCCGCCCGACCATGGCCGGGGACACGGACTCGGTGCAGGTGACGCGGTCGTCCGGGCGGACTCCCTCGACGTGCCACGGGATCTTCACCGTCGGCGACGCGGGCGTGATGGTCTCTCCGGTGACGATGACTCGTCCGGCGGCGTCGGCGCGCGGGAATCGACACGGGCCCTCGTAGACGAGCTCCCACGCCTCGACGTCCTTCCCGGTCTCCCGGTCGAACACGGTGCTCGAGCGCTGGATCCGGCACGCGTCGTGCTGCACCGACTCCTGGATCTCGCGGGCGCGGACGAGGTAGCGGGGCGGGTCAGCCATGCTCGACCGCCTCCGGTCCGCCACGGCCCCACGGATGGAACTCGACCACGGCCGGGCCGTCGTCCGCTTCTTCCGCCGCCTCGAGGAGGCACCGCTTCCTCAGCCGATCCGCGAGGCCCCGCCACCCGTCCAGGACGCGGCGCGTGTCGATGGAGATGTCCTCCACCGCCGTCACGTCCAGATCCGTGATCAGGCCGTTCCCGACCCGGTCCGCAGCATCCGCTGCGGCGCAGTACACGCGCCCGTCGTTGAACTCGAGGATCACCTCGAGGTCAGCGTCGCTGATCTGCTCCTGCGTGATCCCGGTCAGGGCCCGGATCCGAGCGATGTCGTCCATCACGGCCTCCTCACAACGGCAGGGGGTGGAGCCACCAGAGGGGCGCAGGAGCCATGCCACTGCGCCCCTCCGGTGAGCAGGTCACGCGCCGCGCGACGCGTAGGTGAAGGTGTTGTCGATCGTGGCCGCGCCGACGACATGACGGACCCGGTACTGGACCGTGTCGTCGTCGAAGCTGCCCTCGCCGGCACCGATGGAACCGCCGCCAGGGCGGACACCCTGGTCGTTCTTCACGCGCAGGTCCGGGACCTCGTGGCCCTGCAGGAAGCCGGTCACCACGGCAGGACGCGCCGCGCCCGGGGCGGGCACGAGGATCCAGGTGGTGTTCGCCTTCGCGTTCGTGTTCCGCAGCAGGTTCGGCTCCACGACCACGTCGACGATGCCCGCGAGCGGGTTGTTCGAGACGGTGGTGCGGTTGCCGGAGGTGGTGCGGACCTCGACCGCGGCGACGAGCTGCTTCGCGAGGAACTCGAGCGCGGGCGCCACGACCAGCTTCAGCTGGGGGCGGACCATGGTCTGCCCGGCCTCGTTCCGCTTCGAGGACAGGGCCTCGATCGCGGCCTGCAGCGACTCCGCGGTCAGCGCGGTGTTCTCCACGCTCCCGAAGAAGCCGGTGTTGAGGTCGGAGCGGGCCGCGTTCAGGAACGCGTCCGCGGTGACGGTGCCCTCGGTGAAGCGGGCATCGGCGGCGAGGACGGAGTCCAGGTTGCGGAACGCTCCGAGCTCGTCGTTGACCAGCATCTCCCAGGTCAGGGAGATGCGATCGCCGTACTTCTCGACGGAGAAGTCGTACTCCTGCTCGTCGATGTCGCGAGCCGGGTACGCGGTCGCCTCAGCGACACGGGACAGGCCCCGGCGCCCGCCGAGGATGTCCACGAGGCGCTGCCGCTTGAAGTTCGAGACGAGCGCCTTCTGGGAGTACTGCGCCCAGACCGGGTCGATCGCCTGGTACTGGGCGAGCAGCTTCCGCTGGTAGCCCTGGCCGAGGAGGACCGGGAAGTCGCTCGTGGTGAGGGACTCACGGACCTCGGCCTTCGCACGGTAGTCGCCGTTCATGGCGCGTTCGAAGAGCTGGTACGCCTCGACGACCTTCTTGAGGTGGGTGGTCATCATGGACTCCGTTCTCAGGCTCCGGCCTGGATGATCTTGACGGGGATGGTGCCGTCGCCGGCCTGGGTGGCGAGGGCGGCACCGAACAGGTCCCCGCCCTCTGCGGTCGCGGTAAGCGCGCCGTCGGCGATGTAGACGGCCTGGCCCACGTTCTCGATCGCGCCGGCGACCTCGAGGTGGTGGGAGCCGTCGAGCCAGACGCTGGCCTCGCCGGCGGCGTTGCCGCCCGCCCAGTCGGACGAGGAGGCGCGGTTGGTCTGGGCGACGCCGTTGAGGATCCCGACCCGGACCGGGTCACCGGCGACGGTGCCCGCGGGGACGGGGAGGGAGACGTGGTTGGCGTGGCGGAGGTGCTCGTTCTTGGCCATGGGTCAGGCCCCCTTCTGGATGCCGAGCGCCGCGTCGGCCTCGGCCTCGGTGATGTCGGTGGTGGACTCGGTGACGGCGCCCATGCCCGAGGGGCGGCCCGCGCCGGACTCCGCGGCCTTCGCGGTCGCGGCCTCCTTCACGAGCTCCTCGAAGCGGGTGGCGTCGAGACGGCCGTCGTCGCCCTTGGGGAGGTCGGCGCGGAGGCCCTTCGCCTCGAGGGCGGAGAACTCCACGCCGGCGCCCGCGATGATGCGGTCGACGGTGGCGGTGTCGGCGGCGGCGTGGGCCTCGGCGATCTGCGCCTCGGCCTGCTCCGCGCGCTCGATCGCGGCGGCGCGCTCGGACTCGAGCACGCTCACCTTCTCGGCGGCGTCGTTGAGGCGCTTGTGCTCGGCCTCGTCGATCTGGATCTGAGCCATGGTCGGCTCCTCCTCTTCCTGGATGGATTCCTGAGCGACCCCGGCCAAGCTGGACGGGGGGATCTGGGCGTCGTAGGTGACGCGTCGGGACACCCTGGTCGGGGTGCCGGTGAGGGTGATGCGGCCCTGCTCGTCCGCGACGTAGCCCTGCTGCACGAGGTGCGAGTCGCCGTCCTCGTAGGCGCGGTACACGACCCATTCGTCGGTGAAGTCGTGCACCCACGAGTCGGGGCCGAGCGCGTCGTCGAGCCGCTGCTCGAGGTCGTCAGCGACGAGCCCGCCCGGCAGCGCCTCGTGGACGGTCGCGCGCGCGGACTCGAGGAGGGCGACGAGCTTCCCGCCCGCCCCCGCCCGCGTCACCACGTCCACGGACACGCCCTCGGTCAGGGACGTGATCACGGGCCCGGTCCGGCCGTCCCGCTCCCCCGACTCCGCGGTGCCGGACGCACGGATCGACATGCCGACGTCCTCCCACATCGCTTCGATGATCGGGGCGATGTGCGGGTAGAACTCGACGTCCGCGTACAGGCCGTCGGCCTCGTAGACGGGGGTGGAGGTGATCTTCCCGGCGAGGTCCCGGACGGATCGTTCGGGGCGGTCGTGCTGCTCGGTGGCTCCGGGGTGGTCCATGTAGACCTGGGTGCCGGCGGGCCAGACGGTGGGGCCGTCGCGCTCGAGCATGTCGCGGCCGTACCAGCCGGAGGAGCCCCAGCGGTCGCCTTCGATGAGGCGGGCGCGGTAGCGGTGTCCGGGGCGGGCCTGCAGGCCGACGGACTCGGTGATCGTGGTGGTCATGGTGCTCCCTTCGGGGGCTTCGCGGGCACGTACGAGTCGCGCCAGCCGTCGTTGCTCTTCCGGGCCGCCCAGTCCGACATGGGGAACCGGCCCTCCCGCCACGCCTCGAACCCACGGGCGCCGAGGATCGACCGCTGCGACGGCTCGTCGAGGCCGTCGAACCACTCCCCCGCATCCACCAGACCGAGGTCCGGCTCCGGGATGTTCGGGAAGCCGAGCTCGGCCCACGACTTCGTCCGCGGGAGACGAGCGCACCGGCCCGAGTGGTGATCGATCGGGCCCGGCTCCTCGAGCGGCCACTCCGTGCCGTGCATCGCGATGCACGATCCGCAGGTGCGGGAGTCGAGGTGCGCGCCCCACGTCCACCCGGCGAGGACGCCGGCGTTGACCTGGTCGGTGGCGTGCTGACCGGTGCGCATCGCGTCGAGCATCTCCGTGCGGGAGATGTTCAGCGCCCGGGTGAGGCCACCGGTGAACCGGCCCTCGGTCGCGGCGACCATGCGGCGCGCCGCCTCGCGGGGTGAGTCGCCGACGATCATGCCGCGGGTGAGCTCGGCCTGGATCGCGGCGAGAGTCTCGGCGCTGATCGGTGCCGTGACGGCGGTGATCTGCTGCGTGGTCCGGCCCAGCATCGCCGCGATCTGTGGATCATCCACCCGCACCACAGACTGGCCGGGCGGGAGCTGGGCGCCGATCATCGCGATCTCCCCGTCGACGCCGAGGCCGAGGGCCCGGGCCGCGTCGTCGGAGATCGTGGTGCCGGTGAGGCCCGCGAGGTCCTCGAGCTCCCTGCCGGCGGCCGCCATGCCCTCCTGGACGCGGCGGGACCTTTCGATCCGCCACCCGGGCACGTCCCCGTTCTCCGCGAGCTCGATGAGGGCGAGCTCGAGCTCGTCCCGGATCGACACCCAGGCGGTAGCCCAGGCGGCGGTGAGCGTGCCCGTGTGGTGGTCGAGGAGCGTGTCGAGGATGGTCTGCATCGCGGTCTCGACCTCGAGGACGTCCCGCGAGATCGTCACGACTCGCCCCGGATGCGCGCCTCAGCCGCCGCCGTGTCCGTGCCGAACCGGCCGTACTGCGACAGCAGGGCCGCCGGGTCCTCGCCACGCTGGAACGCGTTCACGAGCCCCTGCCCCAGCTGCGCGTACGGGTCGCGCCACTCCCCCGTCTCCTCGTCGGTGAGCTCCGCGAGCACGGTGTCGATGTCCTCGACCCCGAGAGCCGTGAGCAGCAGGCGAGCGATCACGAG